AACTTTTAATAGAGGAATAGCAACAGCTGGAGCATTGGCAGTACCTATGAAAGTTTATATGGATGTTGAGGAAAGTCAGGCAGATTTACGAAAAATGTTAGGCGATGAAGCAAAAAAATATTATGCAGACATTAGAAAAATTTCGGAAAATTCGCCATTATCTCAACCAGAACTATATGAAATTGCTGGTTCGTTGGCACAATCAGGGATAGTAGGAGATCAAATCGTTGAATACACAAATAAAGCTCAACAACTAAAGGTTGCGTTTGATATGTCTACACAGGAAGCGGGACAGTTTTTAGCAAAAACAAAAGAACAGTTAGGATTAACGAAAAAAGAAGTATTTTCATTTGCTGATACTATCAATTATATGTCTGATAATACCGCTTCTGTTGCTGCACAGTTAGTGGATTTTTCTCAGAGAGTAGGTTCTGTGGCAAGGACTGCTAATGTATCAAAAGAAGCAAACATCGCATTAGGGGCAACTCTAATTGCGACAGGTACAGAGGCAAATGTTGCGGCGACAGGGATAAAACAGTTATATTTGGAGCTTGGAAAAGGGGCAGATACCAAAAAAAAAGCAAATGCTTTTAAGTTTTTAGGAATAAATGGAGAGACTTTAGCACATGATATGGCAAGAGATGCTGAAGGAACAATTCTGAAAGTGTTAGAAAAAATAAAGAGTTCTCACGCTGGAGATAAAATAGGATTATTGACTGATATATTTGGCGAACACGCTGCGAATAGTATAGCTACATTGGCAAACGACACTGATAAATTAAGAGAAAATTTGTCAAAAGCTAAATCTGAAATGGCAAACGGTGCTGTTGAACGAGAATACGCCGAAAGAATGAAAACATTGGGAACACAATTGAAAATTGCTAAAAACCAAATGATGAATGTTCTGGCGGATTTAGGAATGGCTCTAGCACCTACTATAAAAAGTGCAGTGGAAGCCTTAACACCAATGATAAAGAAAGTTGCTGAATGGATAAGACAAAATCCGAAGCTGGCATCAGGAATTATGAAGGCAGTAGCTGGATTTGCTGTGCTATCAATTGGAATTGGTGGAGCTACAAAAGTATTTTCTCCTTTATTTAGTGCAATATCAAAAGGAATTTTAATATTTGATAAATTTAAAGTTGCTGGAAATTTTGCTGATGGATTTAAAACAGCATTTCCTGTGCTGAGCAAGATTGGAGCTACTTTAAAACCTCTTGGAAAAGCTGGATTTAATGGATTGGTAAGTGGAATTAAAGCGGGCGGAAGTGCTTTTAAAACAATGTTAAATCCGATAAATATGGTAAAGCTTGCTTTTAATGGACTGAAATTAGGTGGAAGTTCAGCTATTAAGATATTTAAGTTAATGTTAAATCCTTTTAAAATGTTGCGAGGTGCAATAGGAATAATAAAAAGTGTAGGCATAGCTATAAAAATGGCATTTTTAGCAAATCCTGTTGGAGTTATAATAGGAGCAATTGTTGGATTAATAGCAATATTTGTAATACTTTATAATAAATCTACGTGGTTTAGAAATGGAGTAAATAATGCAATGAAACAGATAATGCCACACGTCAAAGAATTGGGCAGAACGATAAAACAAGGAATAGGGCAAGCAATAACTTGGGTTTCAAATAAGATGAAACAGGCTGGACCTCATATGAGGAATGTATGGAACAGTTTAAAGCCTGTGCTATCTGTGATAGGAACAATAATAAAAGTTGTAATTATTGTAGCTATAAGATTGGCAATTTCGGCAGTAAGAGCTTTAGGATCTACATTTAAGTTTTTATCAACTGTAGCTGGCGGCGTTTTCAAAATGATTAGCAGTGCCATAAAAACTGCTATAGCCGTTTGGAAAGGGGTATTCAGTTTGTTTATAGCATTTTTTACAGGAAAATGGAATGAAATACCAGGAATTATATCAGGAGTTTGGGCAAGCGTCAAATCAGGAATTAGTGGATTTGTTGAGGGCGCTAAAAGTATTTTAAGTGGATTATTTAATTGGTTTGGGGAACAGTGGAATAATATTAAAAAAACAGCAGGGGAACTAGGAAGTGCATTAAATCCTATGAATTGGGGTAAAAAATGGACAGGAACAAACTATTGGGAAGGCGGACTAACAACGGTAGCAGAACGTGGGGCAGAATTAGTTCAGATACCAGGCAAACCAGTCTTTCTAGCTGAAAGTGAAATGCTTTTGAATCTTCCGAAAGGTACGAGAATACTTAATAATTCTCAAACTAGGAGTACCTTGAGGGATAAAGTGGCTAATCTGAAAGACAGAGTAAGCAATTTAAAAGGTGGCAATTCTTATGGCGGAAACAATTATTCAATCGTTATAAATGTAAATGGTGGAAATCCGTCGGAAGTCGAAAGAATTGTAAGGAAAGTAATAGCAGGAGACATAAACAAAAGGGAAAGGACGGCATTTGGATAATGGCAAAGGTAAAAGTGTATAGAACAGTTTCAGGCGACACTTGGGACTTAATTTCTTACAAAGTTTATGGAAGTGAAGGGTATTTCCATGATTTGATAAGAAACAATTTAAGATTAATTGACATTGCCATTTTTGATGCCAATATTCCTATTATTATTCCTGAAATCACTGATGAAGAAAATGATAACGATGAGCGTTTGCCGCCTTGGAAAAGAGGTGAATAGAAGTGGCTTTTGCTAGGAATATAAGAGTAATTGTTATTTTTAATAAAGTTGATATTTCTGATGAGATAGCCCATTCTATTTCATCTCTAAACTATACTGATAACTCTAAGAATGCAATAGATGACTTGGAGCTGGAACTTGAAAATTTGGATTATCGCTGGCTTAAAGAATGGTATCCTGACGAAAATGCTCAGCTTCTTGTAGGAATCCACGAAGAAAAGGAAAATGAAACTAATTTTTTGGATTTAGGAACTTTTTATGTAGATGAGCCAACTTTTGAAAATAACAAGCTTAATCTGAAATGCTTGGCTTTACCATTAGACCAGAATATTAGAGACCAAAAGAATAGTGTTGCTTGGGAAAATATAACTTTGAAAGAGCTTGTTATGCAGATTGCAAATAAGCACGAAATGAATGCTGAAATTTATGCGGATAATGAATTTTTCAAAAGATTAGATCAAAATCAAGAAACAGATTTGGCTTTTATTAATAGAGTTGTCAAGGAAACAGGATTGAATATGAAAGTATCAGATGACAAGATAATCATTTTTGATGACGAAGAAATGGAAAAGAATGATACTGTTGAGATTTTTAATATTAATGATGAAAGAATAAGAAGTTTCAGCTTGAAAAAGAAAAATAAGGAAATTTATGATAATGTTGAAGTTTCATATTATGATCCTGACAAGAAGAAAGTTATTAAGGAAATTATTACAAAAAAAGAGCTTGAAAAACGTAATCAAGTTACAACTGAAAGCTCAGAAGAAAAATCATCAGAAAATAAAAAATCAAAGAACAGTAGCAAGTCTTCTAAAAACAAGAAGTCCAGTAAAAAGGTTAAATCCAAGAAAAAATAAGAGGTAAGAAATGAGCTATGCGTCTTTTAAAAAGGAAAAAAGTAAAAAATCAGGAAGTAAAAATTCCTCCAAAAAAGGAAAAACAGTCAAGGAATCGAAAGAGAAGTTAAAAAATAAAGCCGAAGGTAAAAAGGGCAGAAGTAAAAAAGAAAAAACTTTAAAAATTAAAACAAAAGGGAAAAGTACAGCCAAGAAAGTAGCTAAAAAGACATTAAAAGAAAACATGAAACAAGAATATCAGATAACTTTAAATGTTGATGGAAATACTAAATATTTGGCAGGAGCAATAATAGAACTAGATGAGAGTTGGGGAAAATTTGAGGGTAAATATGTTATAGATAAAGTAACGCATAATGTAACTGGCGACTACGCTTGTGAAATCAATGCTATGAAACTTGGAGCAAGAGAAAATGCCGAGCAGAATGCGATTGCCCAGACTAAAGAGGAGCAACGGCAAAAAGAAGCTGAAAAACAGGCTAAATCTAAAGGCAGAAAAGGTAGAAGCAGCAAGAGTTCTAGCAAGAAAAAAGGACGAAAAGCTAGAAATAAGAAGAAGTAAATTATTTATAGGACAATTACAATTAAATATAATAACTGTGATAAA